GACACGAAAAATAGCATGATTAAAAGTCATGGTGCCATTGGCTGGAATTGCTGTATGTGTCCCACAGCCCGGTGGATTGGATTCGAACCAATAACCTCTGCTTTTGGATAGCAATTTTTTAAACTTTGCTGTTAAAATCCCGAGCAGGATTTGTTTTCATTAAGAGCTCTTCCACTTGAGCTACCACCGGATAATGACTGATGACTTAAAGCCATCTGATCACCCCAACGGGATTCGAACCCGTCCGAAAATCCGTTAAATACGCGGTCTGCAGGCATTTCGTGTCATATTATATGACAAAACCATGAAAAAATCATCCCGGAGGAAAAATGTATTTATGAAATTATTCATATTATTTCTATATATCTATTGACACCAATATATTTATGTGATATTATATACTTGTAGCAAGGGAATGGCAGGAAAGGAGCACAAAATGGACGAGGAAAACAACATGAGCGTATTTAAAAGCTACCTGAGAAGACTTCTGAGAGGGCTTAAAGAACTGAAGGAAGCACTCAACAACAAGGATTATTCGAAAGCTGAACGGTTGGTAGATGAGCTGATTGAAGATACTCAAAGCGGTATCGAAGATTAAAACTGAATAGGGGCTTGAAGGGGGGCGGATACCGAAACATTCCTGCCGGCCGCCCCTCTCTTCAAAAAAAGAATAGCAGGAATGGAAAGGAACGTCAATGGCATACTCTCAGGCCCAGAACCGGGCGACGCAGAAATATCAGAAGGCCAACTATGACCGGCTGGCTGTCCGCTGCAAGAAAGGGCGGAAAGAGGCCTACGAGAAACTCGCCGCAGATCGCGGCGTATCACTGAACCAGCTGATCATCGACCTTCTGGAAAGAGAAGTGGAAAATCAGGCATAATCACAAAAATCCCCCGGCACCGCCATCAGGCAAGTGTCGGGGGATCCTTTATGTGCATAGCAGCCGGACGTCCGGCAGGCTCTATGCTCAGAGATTAACGTTGGAGCTGATGTAGTATCCGGCTCCGGACGCGGCACAGTAGTCCTTGATCTTCTTGATGAGCTTCTCGTCCTTCGTGTACTCCAGGAGGAAAGCACCCATCTTCTTACTGATCACCTTCGCGATGTATGTCTTATACTCAACGCTCAGGGCTGTTGTCTGTGCGGCAAACTTCCCGGGCTCTTCGTAGTCAGTGATTCTGGTAAAGACCTCCTCCTGCGTGATCGCATCGGCTATCTGCAGATTGGCGGCCATTGCTTTTGTGACATACTTGATCCCGCCGTTGATCATCACATACCCGAGACGGTTCAGCTCCTGCAGGATCGCTGTGATGCCTTTATATGCAGCTTCGGAAGGATACTCTTCATAGACATCGACGTTGTCGACCCACAGTCCTTCACAGCCCGCCTTGATGATCTCTTTACCTCTGGAGACGGCCCACTGCTGGACAGCCTCCTGGGTCATATCGAGGTAATATTCGTTTGGCCAGTCTTCGAGCCTGTCCTTGGCGTACTGCTTGAGGTTCCTGTAGTAGTCCCTGTTGGTCTCGACGGATCCGATATTGAGATATCCCAATACCTTGTAGCCCGCTGCCTTCAGTGCCTTGATCTCTGCCAGAGTATAATCCTCCGGCTCGATCACCAGCAAGCCGCTGCCCTTTTCGGGTTTGGCTTTTGTGGTGAGGCATACCTTGTAAGCCGGGACGCCCTCTGCCGCGATCGGCTTCCCGTCGAGATCCCTGTCTTTGTGCCAGGTGCCGGAAAGATTGCCTTTTTCACAGCTGAGTACCATCTCCCCGCCGCGGATATCCACATACACATCTCCGTTTTCCCAGTTCCGGGCGACGACCGCCCCGACCGCTTCGGCCTTTTTCCGTGTACCGTCCCGGCCGCTGCGTTCTTTGTGGTGGTAGTTCGAAATGGCAATCTTCGGCCTGATTGCCTTCATCAGGTTGTCATTAGTAGCATTCCCATCTGAATGCCAGTGGAAGAACATGGCATCCGCCTGGGCGTCTTTAACCGCCTCCACAAACAGGTTGTTGGCGTCGTTCTCCGCATCTCCTGCATTGTGCAACCGCCAGATATTGTCGAGAGTGAATCTGGTATAGATCGAGAGTGAATTAACTGCCTCATGGCCGTCCGTGTGCGCCAGCTTTTTATAGTCCGCCTGGAACAGGCAGTCGCACTTAATCTGCCCCACCTGGAAGCTCTGCCCGGGTTTGATGTAAGTGCAGCCTGAGCCATACTTCTTTGCCTTGGCCTCCTGGTTCTTCAGGGCTGTCACGTATTTTGTGAGGTCAAGGGCCTGCAGGCCGGCGTAGGGAGGCAGGTACAGGTTCTTGACGGTGAAGTTTTTGAAGATGTCCGTGAACATCCCGTAGTGGTCCCCGTGCGGATGGGACAGGACCAGCGCGTCGATCTGCTCCACCCCCGCTGCCTTCAGTCTGCTCACGATCGGCGGCTTCAGGGCTCCATTGTCCAAAACCTGGCCGGAATCGATCAAGACCGTGTACAGTGGCTTTTCATTTTCATCGTACTGGATGATGGCGGCGGAAGCCCCAAAGAGGCGCTCGCCCCGGTCTCCTTCAAAGAAGGGCGTTATCCCCCAGATCCGGATATGAGGATGCCCGCTGGAGACGTCCTCCTGCCTCTTCTTGATGATTGCAGTGACTTTCTTCTGGACTTCATCATAATCGTAGCCAAGGCTCTCCAGGGCCTGTCTGCGGACGTCCTTTGTTCCGAAGTCATCCGCGATGACCCAGTTGGCCACCTTCGTGAGATTCTGGCCACCGGTCCGCAGGTAGTCACGGATGGACGTGTAGAGGATATAGCCATACAGGCCATTCACGCAGCAGTACGCCCACTTCTTTCCGGTCTTGTCCATGATGTAGTCGCAGACGTCGATTCTGGTGAGGCCTGAGACGGGGGAGAAGCTGCAGGGCGTCCCGGAGACGATTGGCTGACGCCTGGCAGTGACCTTCTGGTTCTTCTTGAGCAGACCTGTCAGGACTACCTTTTTCGAGGGCGTGCCGGTGCCGCTGATTTCATAGCCGCCTGTCGTTTTTGTCGTTGTCTTCGTGCTGGTATCGGTGTCGCTTGTAACTACGGCAAACTTCGGGGTGATAAAGCCTCTGATATACTTCCCATTGATCTTCATTGTGCGCTGGCCAACAGCTCCATCCTTGTTCCCTTCCATAACGATGAATGTGCCATTGCTCTTATTGACAAAGACAACGATTCCGATGTGGTCAGGCGTGCCCTGGTTGTCTCCGGATCCGGAGTCCTCCCAGTCATACAGGACCGCGTCGGCCAGATCAGGGACATAATTGTCCGCCTCCTGCCAGATGCCCATCTTCTTGGCCAGAGCGATGTTCCTGGGGCAGCCACACTCGATCGGGAACAGCTCCGGAGCTCCTGCCTGGATATATGCAGCACTGGCCGCTGTCGCACACCAGGCATCACTGTACTTGACTGTATAGTTCAGAGTTCCGTATCTCACGGCTGTCGGCAGATACTTGTTGTAGATGTCGATTATGATCTTGTGTTTTCCGGTCGATTCACTGTAACCTTCCCAGCTGCAAATTTGGTCAACGATGTCCTGTCTGGTGACTCCGGATTTCACTGCATCTGTCTGTCCGGATGCATCCAGGGCCAGATAACACTCTGAGATGTCGACATTTCCGGTGATGCCCGGGATGGATCCTTTTGATGTATACTGCCACATGGCATATTCAAAGGTGGTATAGGAGCATTTGCTCGACCAGTCTGCCACCCAGCGCCGGCAGTCAACGAGGTCACTGTCATTGAGGTTATTCTTATACCAGGCTGTTGACGCATAGACGCCGCAGTCGTATCCTGCCGCCCGGAGCGCTTTGAGGATGACATTAAGGTACCTGGTGCGGTCTGCTTTGCTGAGTTTGTCCGACCTGCCTGATCGGTCCTGATATACCACTTCGCTGTCAAGCCAGATCGGACCGCAGAGATTCACCTTCTGGGCTGCAGAAACAATGAACTTCGCCTCTGCCTCCGCTTCGGCCGTGGAGATGGAGCATGGGAAGAAGTAGATCATCGTCGGGATGCCGTTCTTCTGGCATGCGGCCATGTACTCCTGATACTTCGGGTCGTATGTGATCGTGCCGGTATGGGCGCCTCGGAATCCAAGACGCAGCACAACAGCGTCCACTGCGTCCTTGACCTTCTGCCAACCGGTCACTATATTGAACTTCGAGAGATCGATTGCTTTTTTCATAATCTTTGCCTCCTATAAAAAAAGCACAGGCCCGGCGATGTGCCAGGCCTGTGACAGATGTACGTCATTATTAAGTTGTATGCGGCGCGTCCCCGTGATTGATCTCGTCAGTGATTTCGTGCGCCTTTTTTGTGATGAAGTCGGGAATAGGCACCCCTGCCGCCTTCAAGTTTTCGAGGATACTGAGTGCTTCCATCAGGCACACGTAAGTCGAGACAGCGGCGACAAACTTTATGTCGAGTTCAATTGCAACGCAGACAATCCAGACAAGCAGGATCGTGCCAAGCTCGCCGCACTTCCGATAAAGCCCCTTGCGCATGATTGACGACCTCTTTGTGCCAGTAATCTGAGCCTGCACAAAGCCCGTGACCACGTCTGAGGCGGCGAGGATAGCAGGCAAAAGGATGATCCAGTAATTGTGGCTATAGTGGATACTGAAAACAATGTCCATGTATGTCCTTTCTACAATATCAACCGATGAACGTCATGTCTTTTAAGTTGCCGAGTTGCGGGATGAGGTCGATAACATTCAATAGTTTATCTCCTGTGAATAATAAAGGACTCACAGCCGTCTGTATCGACGACTGCAAGCCCGTGGCGAGAGGTGCGGGAGAGGGCGGAGGGGACATAGGAAGATTCGAAGCAGTAACGTAGACCACCCATCATTTTCCCTTTTTAGTTTGACGTATCCCAATTAGAATAATCAATTGTTTTACTGTTTCCTGCGCCAAATCTTATCAACTTGATCTTTCCAATATCAGGACGATAAACAAAGATTGTCCAAGAATCCTGCATGGGAGCATATTTTGTTCTATCACTAACGTTTTCTGCGCCTTTTGCAATTATTTCCGCCGATGGTGTCACCGAGTTTCTGAAAGAACATGTGCATAAAATAACAGGAAAATTGCATCCAGATTCTGATGTGGGGACAATCCAATCATAGTGCTGATGCCCTGCAATCCATGCAATTATTTTTCCGGTATTGTTAGAATACTTACCGGAATGCCCGTTCCACGAATTCAGCAGTTCACACAAGTCTGCCTTACCAACGGTAAAATCTTCACTTTGCGGACCAATGTGCGACACTATCATCACATTTGTTCCTGCACCGGTTGAATCCAAAACATTTTCAACCCATGCAATACCGGAAGGGTCAACTCCAAGACCAGCACCAACTGATACAGCATCACTTAGCATAATCACTCTGAGGTTAGGAACTGCAATATCATAAAAATAGTTGTAGCTATTCCCGATTCTTTCAACCTTTTGAGCATTATGGGTCATCATAACTCCATACAATCCTGTGGTCGGAGTTGGCCCGCCATTGATTCCATCATGATTTCCGGGGGTCATGAATACATTCCCAAACACATTTGATTCGAGCATCCATCCGCGCATCATATTGATTGCGCGGTTAGTGTCAAACTGGTTTTCACCTCCCCATCCAACGCTCACCATATCACCACCGTGAATCACGGCATTCAATGGAACGAGCTCACTTATCCTTTTAACATTTGAAAAGGTATCAGCAGTAAAGCGGTAACTTTCATCATCTCCGGGGGTGAAGTGCGTATCGGTAATAAAAGCAAACGTATAATTGATATTTTCCTGTGCTGCAATAACTTCATCAACAGTTGAAGCAATCATGTCTCGGAAAATATCTCGAGGGTTATGTAACTGGGGTGATACTCCATTTGAAATAACATCTGACCTTACAATTCCAAAAGGGACATACGGTGTAATATAATTAGCCTCGGCAGTTCCATTATCAAACAGGCGCATCATAATATCATCAACAGTTGTGTTTGCATTTGTTTTACTCCAAATGTTGAAGTATACATATACATCATTTTCTGTTGTATTTGAGTAAATGCCAGCGGTCGCAGACGATGTATTAGAGGAAAGAATGTTTCCATTAGGGTCTTTCACTACATTACTTCTTACGCTTGCCACATGCGCTCGTTTTACTGCGCCTGAAACCAATCCTGTAACCACAACCGTCTTTCCAGAAGGTACTGCCAATTTGTACAGATTGTAATTTGTATCAGTTACAATATTTCCGTTGGATGTGTCTATGCGTCTGCCATTTTGCGCAAGGCTCGGGTTATAAAGATTCTCAGAAACAAATACGTCGGCAAACATGCTTGCCCCAGCATCAGTCCCAATATTGTTTACAACGGTAAAACGCTCATCTTCCGAAAGGTCTTGTGAATCTGTTCGTAAATACCCCGGAAAATTTACACCGCTACGAACATGTGTAACAAAATCAACAACATCAGCCACACTTTCCTGGTCATCCGGCACTTTACGAATCATAAACCGGCAGTAACTATCAGCAGGGATGTTTAAATCATTATTCTGCCCCGTTTCTCCGCCGAAAGAAATAAATTCCCCAGTAGAATTATAGATAAAAATAAATGCACTATATCCATTTTCAACGTGGTATGTCGTTGCACTTTTAAAATACAAAAGATTATGCGTGCGGATTCTGTATTGATAATACTGTTGGTCTATAAATTCCCCATCTGCGCTTTTAATCGCGCCATTCTCCCAATCAGCGATAATGTATGATTCTTGGTTTTTAAAAGCCAAATCGTTAATCACGGCTTTTATGGTTGCCGACTTGTTAGCCGTTTCGATTTTATTGCCAACAACTGCCGCATCCGCAGGCGTCCCGTCTTTTGCCAGCGTTGTATCAGTGATGGATTTTATATCATAGTCCACTCCGCCGAAGCGGACTTTTGAAATCTCAGCCATATATCCACCTCCTTTCTCAGCTGATGATCAGCACGCCGTTCTCAACAGTTACATTGTCGCCGCCATACTCAATGGTGGTATTCTCAATGATTTGCCCTTTGAGTTCGTCAATCTGTGACGGGTTGACGGTTCCTTCGTCCATGGCAGCGCGCTGAACGTCGAGGATGAAGGTGGCAAAGGGAAGTTCTTTGGAGCCGTTCTTGAGGACGACTTCGAACTTGTTCTTGCCGGCGATGGCGGTCATCTGCTGCATCTGCTCATGTGTGCCGGCAAAGGTGACTGTCGTGCCGTTCCGGGAGCCGCCAAGCTGCCAGCCGTTGCCGTCGCGTTTGGTGCCGCGGAGGAAGACGGTGGTTCCGCCTTCAATGGTCAGTGTGCCGGTTGTGGCTACGAGGGTGGCGACGATTTTGAAGTCTGAAGCATATTGCTTGATCCGGATCTCTTTGCAGAGCCCGTCAGGAGATGCATCGAGTTTAATCGGGATTGTGAGCACTTGCATTCACCTCCGTTTCTGTTTTTCCTGGCTCTTCCAGTTCTTTTGATGATTCCTTCGGTCCTGCCTGTGAGCCTGTCTCTGCTGTTCCCTCCGACGCTCCCTGCGGGTCCGACAGCATCTTCCCAATGGTGGATGCATCAATGCAGTTCCATCGGAACTTGCTCAGGACGCATTCCATGATGATACGGGCCTCGTCGGGAGGGACGCCATTGGCCTGGAACTGGCTTCTGCAGTATGCATAGATCAGGCTGTCAAGCGCAGTTATTCTTTCGACAGTTGTCATCGTGTTTTCCTCTCTTCTCAGAATTTCTCTGCCTGGCCTTTGATCATCCCACTGCAAATCCATTGATGAATGCGAAGCCTGGTGTCCAGGTGGCTACGGTCCCGTCGCTGTTAATGGAAGTTGGCATCATCACGGTCCCGCTGTAGCCAAACGTGCCATTGTTGGATGTGTTTGTGCTGTTGTTGATGGAGATCTTTGTCGCGTCGATCCGAAGGACGTCGCCGACGATCCGGACGCCGTGTCTGTCTCTTCCAACGTCGCTGTCGTAATCGGTGGCTGTAAAATCGACTCTGCCGTAGCGGTTGCTGCCATTGCCGCCGACCATCTGCCCATCGTCTACCAGTTTTATCCAGTATCCGGAAGTATTGCCTGCAAAGAATTCTCCATAACAGTCTGCGCCCTGGCAGGTAAGGTGCCCTTGTGATGTGACTTTAAATGTTCCGTTGCCGATATCTATGGAGCCTTCGGACATGACGAATTTATGGTTGTCCAGGTCCCAGTAGTTGGCGCCGGATGCATCGGAGATAGTGCCTGTGACGATGGTGTTTGCTATGACACCCTCTGAGGTGGCGGCTGTGGTCCATACCCAGTCTGTACCGGCGGAGTTGCGGCGTTTGGAGATCATGAGGCCCTGGGTGCCGAGCGCGAGAGCCCCGTAGAGGTCGCTGGTCGTGTCCAGGTTCTCGAAGAGGATCGCTATATAATTCTGGCGTTCCGCGACGTTATACTGGGCACGCAGGGAGGCCACAGCGCCGTTGAGGAAGCCCCGGATCCGCTCGGCCATGATGGTCCCATCCGCGTTCAGGGCGCTGTTGGCCCTGGCGGCGAGGTCGTCGATTCCTTTGACTTTGTGGTTGAAGATATCAAGGAATGTCTTGCGGTAGGCTCCCAGTGTGACGTTGTCGATCCGCTTATTGATGGAGTCATAGGTCAGTTCCATGACGCGGGCGCTGGTCGTGATATCTAAGTGGTTATTGTAACAGTGAACTGTATCGCCCAGTGCTACATCCTCCAGGTCTGCGATGTCCGCATACTGCTCCGTGTTCTGCAGCAGGATCATGTCGCATGAGATGGAGATCTTCGGCTTATCGATGCCGGCGGCAAACTCCGCTTCGCACTTGGCACGGAGGGCTGTGTTCAGCTGGGCCTGTGTCTCGCAGATCGTGATCGCTGCATCCTCGAGGTCCGCGTCTGTGGCATCGTCCTTCATCTTTACGGTGTCGTAGGTGATTGTCTTCGGATAGACCTGCGCATAGCTGTTGATCAGCGGACTGTTTACATAACCATGATTGGACATCTCATGCCCGTTGTAAGCCTTGGGATAGATGCGGGTGGCGACTGTGGACATGTCTGTCTCCACGTCCATTCCGTTCTCCGGAAGGTTTTTCCCGTACCGGATCTCGACATTGTAGTCGCCCCCTGCCCTGGCATTGATCGTCACGGTGTAATTGTCGTAGATGGGTTCTCCTCCCCATCGGTTGACGAAGGAATTGTCATCGTCTCCGGCGATCGCTTCCAGGAGGTTTTTATACTGATATTCGGCAGAGCCTCTGAACGCGATATCGGATGATCCGGAGAACTTTGTTGCGCCGGCGCAAATGTAATCCAGTGCATCCTGGCCGTTTTTATTGGTCGGGCGGACGTCTGTCAAAAAGACATTCCTGGCATCGTAAAAGATGGGTTCCATGCGGCACTCGACGCCCATGTCCGACTTCTCCGGCTTGCGGATCCGGAAGAGCTGGTCTCCGTTGAAGGACGGCATTTTCACGACCGCCTCCTCGACCAGATACCGCCACCGGCCTTCATCATCTAGGGGATGGATCAGCGTCGCCTCCCATGCTCCGCCAAGGATGGCATGGACTCCTGCGGATATCGGCAGCAGTGTGCAGTCTCCATTTTTTGTGAAATCCTCGTTTCCCGGACTGTAAACCTGTATCATGTCTCCTCCGGTTTCTTAATGCTCCACATAATTGCCTGGCTTTTTACCTTGTCCGCCAATTAGGGATCACTTTCACGCCTGTGCCCGTGATGGTATTGGCCCCCGGGAGCAGGTAGAGCGCTTCATAGTCTCCTGTCAGGCGGGTGTTGCGCAGCTTCATGTCTGCCGTTGTATAGGTGATCATGCGGTCCGTGTCGACGATCGTCTTGCCGCTTACGGTGATGGATACTTCCGTCCCGTTGACGGTCAGGGTGCGGGTTCCGCTGGATCCTGTAAAAACATAGGACGGGTGTGACTCGTCGAACCGGTTATACAGGATCCTTTCGTCGGTGATGTCGTACTCATTCTTTCCGTCGATGCGGTAGAAATAAGGGTCACAGGTGAAATGGGCTGTGAACCGTCCGTACTTCTTAATGATCCTCTCTGATTCCTCAATCTGGACGTTCAGGACCTTCAGGAAGTAATTCTGGTCGTCCGACTGGATCAGTTCTCCGGATCCGCAGAGCCAGCGCCGGATGTCACGGAAGCGGTCCGCCCATCTTTCTTCGAGCTCTTTGTATACCCGGAAGTTCATGGGAATGTAGAGTTCCATAGGAGGGCGGTATCGGTTGCCTGTCAGGACTCCGTCCCGGCCCGCGATTCTGAACTGCTCAACCTCCTCCTGAGGGACAGAGATGTTCGGCCGCTGCCGGATGTATGTCCCATGCATGAAGCATGTTTCACCTTTGAAATTGATGTCATACATATGCTCCTGCTCCTTTTGCCAGGGACGTTATATGCTGCATTTCTGTGACTTTCTTCACAACCTGCTTTGTGATCCAGCTGGTTATGTCACGTTCTCCGATGTAAACATGTGTTTCCACGGCCGGGATATCCTGCCCTGATGTCTGTCCCGGTCTTCCGGATCCCGCTGTTCCTGCTGCAGCTTCGAAGGTGACAGTTCTTGTTGTGACCTCTCTCTGCATTCCCTCTGCCGCCGCCCTCGCGATGCCTTCCGCAGCCTTGCCTACCTGCCCGGTCTGTTCTGCCATTGTTTTGGCAAATTGAGCAGCGAGCTCGCCGCCCCATTTGTCGTCACCGGCAAGCGGTCCCTTATCCGGTGTTGAATGGTGGATGTATGCTGCCGCTGCTTCTGCCAGTGCCCGGGCAGCAGCTTCAACCTCTGACACTTTTGACCATATTCCGTTCGCAAAGTTCTGCCCAAGGTCGGCGCCCCAGGAATAAGCATTTGAATCCTGCAGTTCGTCTTCAGCCGCCCTTTCCAGGTCTCCTGCGGCATCTGAAACAGTCGACGCCTGATCAGATATGCCGTTTGCATAAGCCTGCGCGTTCTGCGTTCCTGCGTCCCCATAGGCCTGCTCGGCCTTCTGCATGGCTTCCACGCCTGCCTGTGCGGTTGTACCAGCCGCCTCACCCATTGCAGGAGCAGCGCTGGACACTGCATCGACTACGGCTTCTGTGGATGTACCTGCCTGCTGCTCCATCTCTGCCATCTGGGCTGCAAACTGTTCTTTTGCCGCCTGGGCTCCGGCAAAGTGTGCAAGGATTTCCTCTGCTGATCCGTCGTCAGCCTCCAGAGCTTTGACAAATTCATCCATATATGTCGCACCATCTGCACCCATGTCCGCGATCGCCTGCACAAAAGCGGCGGCGTTCTCGTCGCCCGATTCCGCAACATATTGCATAGCCGCTGCAAGATTGTCAGAATACGCACTCATGATCTCCTGCTGGCTGATCAGGGCATCGTTCATGGACTGCAGCGACACTTCTGTATCAAGCGCCATCTCCTCAAACAAGCCGATCTGGCCATTTATGGATTCCAGTGCTTTCTCGTACAACTCCTCATAAGTTGCGGCGATTTCCTCCGCATCCTCTGCCAACTCCTCAGCTGTCACCCCTGTCTGGTCGGAGAGCCCCGCAGTAGCGTCTGCAGCGCCCTCCAGTGATGCCGCAGCTCCATCGATCGTCTCGGTCGTGCCTATGACACTCACACCCAGTTTCTCGCATTTCTTTGCCAGTTTCTCGGTATAAGACAGTCCTTCATCAATCTTTTCCTGATTCGACGCTATGGCATCCTTCATTTTGTTGATCTCGCCTGTTGTCGCCGTGTTCGCGTCCCTGAACTGCAGCAGAAGGGTGTTGGCGCTCTGCATCTTGCCATTGTACTCGATCAGGTCGTTATAGCTGTCTGCCAAAGCTTCCTGGTACTCGTTCTCAGCATCTATAATGTCCTGCTGTGTGGAATTCCTGTCATCGAGGACTTTGTTATATTTATTGACTGCTTCGGAAAGTCTGGTCTGCTTCTGCTGGAGCAGGTCCATGATTTTTGTCCGCTCCTTCTCGGCATCGGACAAGCCGTCTTCGAGATCCTCCAGAGCCATCTCCGCTTTGATCTGCTCTTTGGTCGCCTCGACGATCTCGTCGATCACTTCCTGATAGGCCTGCTGGTAAGCTTTGGCCATTGCCATCTTCTTGAGATTTTCAATGTTGGCAAGGATCTCAGCGTTTTCTTTATTCAGATTTCCGGTTGTCTGGTCGATGGACAGGGCCAGTTCCGGATAGATGTCATTGAGCATGGCGACGATCGCCTCCATGCGCTTCTGTTCTTCCGCCGTTCTGTTGGTCTTGTCGCTGAGTTCCATGAGTTCGTCGGCGAGGCGGCCTGCAAGCTCGGAAGAGGCAAGGACTTCGTTGATGGAATCCTTGGCATTTGCGTAGCTTTCAGAGAGTGTATCGCCAGCATCCCGCATGGACTGTCTGGCAGACTCTGAGGCATCCCTTGCGGCATACATCTGGTCTGTCATGGACTCCATCTGCTCCGTACCGTCCTGGGATTTTACGATCAGGTATCCGATGGCCGCTGTGAGCCCCGCTACAGCGATTACAGCAAGGGCTATAGGATTTGCTGAGAGGACTGCGTTGAACGCCGCCTGGGCGACCGTGGCGTCCTCTGTGACCACTGTGTTGGCCGCAGTCGCCGCTGTACTGGCAGTTGTCGCAGTCGTTGACAGGACATGTGCAGCGCGTATCATCTCGATGCTCTTTGCCACTGCCAGGGTCTTCGGAACTACAATGGCGGCCCCCGCTGCCAGGCCTGCAAAGCCGGCTATAGCCTTTTTCTGCGGGTCATCGAGCTCACGGAACCACTTCGTCACATTCTTGACCTTTTCCGTCACGGCATTGATCGCGGGTTTGAGCTCCTGCAGGGCCTCCCCTGCGAGCGTGCTGCCGGCGGTCTTCAGGTTGTTCATGGCGATCTTGGCATCATCCCATGGATTCAGAGTCTCGTTGAAAGTGTTCTCTACGATATCCCCGTAGGTCTTGAGGGATGTGCCAGTCTCCTGCAGGCTGATCCGGCCGGAGCGGAGGCCATCGACCATCGTCATGGCGCCCTTGGACCCGAATGTTTCCGTCGCAATCTGAAGGGCTTCTGTTTCTGTCTTGGCGTTGACGATGGCGGATGCCGCTTCAGAAAGCATGGTATTGGCGTCCTTGCCTTCCTTGGCAGCATTGATGACACCTTTGCGCAAAGACGTGAGAACGCCGGCTGTATCGACGCCGTTTGCCTCAAATTCTGCCAGCATCTGGGCGGAGGATTCCAGGCCGAAGCCAAGTTCCCGGAACGATGATCCGTTGCTGTCCAGGGTTCCCATCAGGGCTTCCATGGTCATTCCGGTATCCTGTCCGACCTTTGTGAACAGGCCGAGGACATCCTTCACTTCAAAGGCATCGACCCCGAAGGCTTTCATGATCCTGTCAGTTTTGTCTACAGAGTTCGAGACATCTGTCTCGTTGATCTCCGCAAACTGCAGGAATACCCTGGAAGTGTCCTCGAGTTCCTGTCCCATGGAATGGAACCTGGTATTGACCTCGCCGACCGCTGCCCCGACATCCGCCATCTCCAGAGGCATGGAGCTGAACACATTGTCTGCAATGCCCTGCATCTCCTGGAGAGCTTTTCCGCTGGCGCCGGTCTTGGTGATGATCGTGTCATATCCGTCATCGAGTTCTTTCGCGGCTTCATATGTTGACTTGACCAGCTTCTGCGCAGCTTCGGATGCCTTGTCAAAGAACTGGATCAGCTTTTCACTGCCCGCGATGTTCCCGATGGTCGAGTCGATTTCTTTTAGTTCCTGCGTAGCCTGGCTGGTTTTCTTTCCGAATCCATCGATTGATGTCGCGCATCCGTCTGCAGACTGCTCTGCCTCCCGCATGAGAGCACTGTTCTCATCAACCGCCTTGGATGCCTTGCTGACTTCCACTTCGGATCGGTTCAGCTTCTGCGTCCAGTCCTCGACGCTGTCTTTGGCCTTGGCCAGCACCTGCAGATTCTGTTCGTCAGCGGCCTTCATGTCCGCGACAGCCTTCTCACGGGCTTGGATCTCTTCTGTGCTGGCCTCTCCTGACCTCTTCAGGTCTTCGAGGGCACGCTCTTCCTTCTCGATTTCCTTGCGGTAGTCCTCGACCTCTGCCGCCACTTTTTCATAGCGTTCCTGCGCATTCTGCAGGCCGGTCCGGATGGCGTCCTGTTTTTCTCTCGACTTATCGAGGGAGCGGACAAGGATGTCGTTCTTCGAGCGCAGTGTATCCAGGGCGTTGGCATGTCCGGCAGTCCTCTCTTTGAGCGCTGCCATCTCCGACTTCATGGTCCCCAGTTCTTTATTGACACTTGTGACGGCCTGTTTGAACTGCTGCTCTCCATCAAGAGCGATGGTCGCGCCTATCTTTCTGTTCCCCGGCATGTCTTCCCCTCAATCGTATAAAAGCAATAAAAAACCACCTGTTTCCAGGTGGCTGTCTTTCAGCAAATCGCTGTTTCTATTTGTTGTCTTTAGATATTTCTATCAAATGTCTCCAGAATCTTTTTTCAAGGCAGTACGACGCGAGCCCGATCTCCCAGACGATAAACAGGAACGCGCATACGGCCAGGCCAAACACGACAGGGATAAGGCTCCTGGTCCATATTCCCAAAATCGCCCATACCAGCATACTTGTGATTGAAACCGGATGTCTCATCCAGAGTCTGAGGAATTTCTTCATCGGCGTGTCCTCCTTCCTGATTCCATACTATCATTTCTGATCAGGAAATCAATCATGAAGGCCTCTGTTTCATGCCGATTTCATAGATTCCTTTAGTCTGGTTCATCCCGGTTTCAGGCTCAGAATAGACTGCTCTTCATCCTCTGCATAGATCAGTTCTTTTATTCTTGCATTCCAGTTCCGTCTGTACTCCTCCTGCAGTCTGGCCCATGTGCCGTATCGCATGCGCCCGATCTCCTTCTGGGTAAGGCCCATCTGCAGGCCAATGAACATGATCCGGGCAAAATCGAGTGTCACTCGGTCGGATTTGTATTGTTCTTTTTCGAACCCTTCCGGGGTGCTTTCGACCTGCCCTTCTTCGATAAAAAACACTTCGCGTACTCCTCGAAGCATTTCAGCGCAAGGTTCGTGATGGAATACTCACTCTGCCTCTTGATGTCGAGTTCTCTAAGAGGCTCAAGGTCCTCCCCTGATACGGCAATGCCTTCCTCGATCATCCATGCGAGGGACAGGCAGACTTTGTGAATGTCCGGGACCGTGCTCCGGTCTCTTTTCTTGTCCCGCAGGCCGGTCTCTTCATCATAATACGGGATGATTCCCCGAATCGCGTTTTCATACTCGAGCACATCTCCGAATTCTTTCTGGATCTGCTCGAGGACGACCATGTCACACCTGTACGGGTAGCTCTGCCCGCACAGGTAGATCCTCTCCATCTTGTCAGAGAACATATTTCCTCCCATTCCAGAAAAGAGGGAAACGGCCGAAACCGCTTCCCTCTGCATTTAGTGTCCTGTCACACTACAGATCCATGTATCAACCGCCGGTGCCGGAAGTGCCGGTGCCGGAAGTGCCGGTGCCGGAAGTGACTCCGAACTGCTCCTGCAGCCATTCCACGGCCGCCGCTTCGGTCGTGCAGATCTCATCGATCTTCCAGTCACCATTGTCCTCTGCGAACACGGTCCCGTTGATTGTCGGATTACTGTAGGTGATGCTGTTGGTCTTGGTGTTCAGCGTGCTGTCAGGCTCCCTGAACTTGTTCTTGGGCAGGAAGGACGCGACGAAGGTGCGGACATTGTCCACCTTCTCGACGCCGATGAAGCCGACGCCAACAAAGGGCGGCTCATCATCCTTGTTGTGGGTGATCGTCTTACCTTCCTGGGACACTTCGTTCCCGAACAGTGTGTTGTGGAAGGGCGCGGGCACATTGGTCGTGCCGAGCGCCAGAGTCGCGGAAACGAACTCGCTGTCGCTGTCCACCTGCATGTCATCGCCGTAGTTCTGGCCCTCTGCCCATGTGGGCGTCAGGTTGACAGATACAGCATGGCCGCAGGATTCCAGGCCGCCGGTCACGTCATATGTCCCGGTGTCGGTGCGTTTCGCGATGAAAACTTTTCTCATGCCAATATTCGCCATGTTTATTCCTCGCTTTCTTCATCGTCCTGGCATTCAAAGACGATGTGTCTGATCTCATTTTCTTTTCCTTCAAGAGAGTTGTTGACCATTTCCGGATGAGTGAAGCCCTGTGCGATCAGTGCGTCCCGGAGGAGCCTGCGGGTGTAGAAGAAGTTTTCCTTCTTTGGCAGGAAAAGGTGAACCTGAACCGCTGTGACTCTGTCGTGGGCAGTATCGTCACCGTATATCCGGCCCTGCTCATAGGAGATGTTATAAGTGATCCATGTGGACCGCTTCATTTTCTCGCTTTTCACATCCGGACATGAATAAATGCCGATGCTGTCCGCCGCGGCATGGATCTTCTCGAATACGTTCATATCTGCAGCTTCTCCGTTTCCTGATCAAAGATCTCCTGCATCTTTTCATAGACAGGTTCCTCGGATTCGGCTACAGCAGGGCCCATAACGGGCGTGGCGGCCTGCTTTTCCGTGCCATACTCGAGGTAACACATCTTCTCCATATTTCTGACGCCTTTGCTGTCGGTCCCTGTAGGCCTGACAGAAATGCGGTATTCGGTCGCTCCTCTCGTCACCTTCTTGGGACTGATAGATCCCACCATGCTGCCGGTGTCCTTGTGTCCGGCGCTGTGCTTCTCGATATTGCCCTGCAGTATCGGTGCAGCTTCCTCCAGCATCCTGGGGGCCAGTGCGGCGAATTCCAGGGCTGACAGATCCTTCATGAGGCTGTCGAGGTCATCCGAATGTACATCAAATCTTCCCATGCTCCCTCAGTTCTCCCGTCAGCTGGATGCGGTTCGACTTGTTCCTGCGGAATGTCCGGCGGATGTCGTACCAGTCTCCCGTTGCTTCATCCATGAAGGAGCTCTGGCCGTTGTATACGGCCGCTTCGACCTCCATGACGACGTCCGCGGTGTATCCGAGTTCATTGGCCAGCATCTCATCATTGCGGGTCGTATCGAGGCGGTTTGCGGGGATTCCAGTGATTGTGTCGGTATCATCAGACACAAATCCCGCGGAATCCTGTACCTCCTCTTTGTACCTGACCAGGGTGATCGATGTTACCCACATGGTCTCTCCTATCCTTCCTGCTCATCCGGTTCCAGCATCAGCTTGCGGAGCTTGTTCCGGTAGTATCGGATGTACAGTGCAGTGTCTGTCCTGTCTGATCCCCGCATCCCCTGGACATACATGCAGACCGCTGTGAGGACTCGGGGGTTTGTTTCGTCCCCCTTGTCCTCGAGGATCCACTCCGGGACCCCTGCAGTCTTCATGTCTTCCAGTGCGTCCAGGATCAGGGGCTTCAGCTCTGTCTCATCGTATACGGTCACGATCTCGGGGATTCCGCATCGCGCCTTGACTAGATTAAGCAGTTCTAAGCTGATAGCCATGGTTCAATCCTCTCTGATCACGCGTCCTGCTCGATGTATCCGTGTACCCAGGCGTCTGTATCGATCGCCTTGTAGTCCGCACGGACATCTGCGCGGAACAGCATGCCGCGCTGTTCGAAGGCATTGTAGCCGGTCACGGACGCGACATTCGAAGCCAGGATGTTGGTCTGCTGGCGGTCAAAGATCCTTACAGCTTCCTTGAGGTCACCGATCTCAAACGGGATCTGCTGGCCGCTCTTCTCATAATATGTCGCGATGGCGGAAGTCTGAGGATTTTCCACGACAGTGTAGACGTAAGGGCTCTCGTCAGTGCCGGATCCTGTGCGGGTGTAATAGGTCTTGGAGGCCTTGACGCTGGAATCACTGGTCAGGGTATAGACATCCTCAGAAGGCATGATCTGATTGGGAATCACCGTCACAGGGACAACGGTCGCACCGACACGGAGCTGGACCGCATTGGGCTCGGTAGGGTTGGGGTTGAGGAGAGGCCTCTTGTTCTGGTCTTCCAGAGTGTCGAGCCAGTTCAGGCCGTCGTCATTTGTGACGATCCGGACTGCAGCGCGATAGGCCTGGCCGAGAGTCACATTGATGGCCTTCTTGATGCCCTTGAGGTCGGCCAGATCTGTGGCTTCCTTGTCTTTGAGTACAGACAGGATCTCCGCATTGTCGGTCTGGACCGCATTCCTGCCGATCCATGCCGTGATCTCGCTGGTGATGTTGGCGTCAGAATCTGCAAGAAGGTCGTTGGTCACAGGCATGTATCCGCCGTAATCCTCGATGGTGTAGGTAACGCGCTCGAACTTGGGCCCGGCGATCTCCTGAAGGGCTCCGTTCTCGAGGACCTTCTTGAAACCAGTGACCTGAGTCTTCTTCTGATAGGTCCGGGCTCCCTTGTTGGTACGCACGGACTCGACGGATACCAGACTGCGGAGTTCTGCATTGGCCTCCTTGTAGTGCTGGATCTGGGTCTGGATGTCCTCCGGGACGGTATAGCCGCCATCCGGATTAGAGCCTTCGCTCATGATGTTGCTGGTGCGGAAACCGTTACGCGCTGCCTCTGCGAATTCATGCGTAGAATCATGCGGCTCTTCCGCAGGGATCAGGCCGGTTGCGGGCGGGGCATTGGGCTGCTGGGGCGTGTGGGCGGTATTGACGACCGGGCGCTCGCTGTCATAAAGATCTTTCATGATGTCGAACTGGCGCTGCATCTCGACCAGCTCCTTCTTGGCGGCCTCTGCCTCGTCGAGTTTGCCCTGCTGGGCGAGGTTCTTCACTTCATTCTTCTTTGCATTGATCTTGTCAAGCAGTTCAAGCAGTTCTTTCGGCATATTGTTCTCCTTTCATGCCTTATCGTTCTATCCTTTTTCCGCTGCCGCAGGACGGACATCACTGTTGCTGTATGGTAGATCTGTTACACACCGAAGAAGTCCAGGTCCTCCAGGAGCGCCGCCTTGCGGGACTTCTGTGCCTTTTCCTCTTCGATTTCCTTATTGACTTTCTCCATGTCTTCCTGCGTCAGACGGATGCCGCCGAAGGATGCTGAGATCTGGGCTGTCGGTGCCGTCTCCGGCGTGATCCCGTCCACAAGCTTCAGGCCGACGCACTGGTTGGCTGTGAGCCAGGTCTCTTTTTCCATCAGTTTGAGGGCGTCCCTGACAGACATGCCGCTTTTCTCCGCATATGCTGCGGCGATCGCGCTGTCTGTGGCGGACAGGCACTGGGCAGCCCGCTCCATGTCGTTGTGGTTGCCGCTGACGTCCCCCATGGATGCGCAATGGACCATCATGAGCCCGACAGGTGTGATGTCGCAGTGTCCGGCCATGGCGATGAAGGAAGCAGCGCTGCAGGCCTGGCCTGTAATGTGGATGTTCACACGGGGGTCTCCGCGCAGTGCGGTGTAGATCTCCTGTCCGGCCTCCACAATCCCGCCCGGGCTGTTGATATAGACGTCGAGCGGTTCATCATGTGCGGCGGAATCAATGATATTCTGCACGTCACGCGGGCACACGCAGTCCCATCCGAGCCAGTCATAAAAGCGTTTGAATTCATTGACGACAATGTCGCCGCGGATGTTAATTTTCGCCATCGTTTCCTCCTTCCTGGCCGCCGTACTGCGTGCCGACCAGCTGGACAGGAATGAAGTTCCCGTTGCCGATCAGGTTGTCCCCGCCGTCAGCCTTGGGCAGGTCAAGATAGTCACGCGCCTCATTGGGCTTATAAATAAAATTGTTTACTGCTCCTGTCAAAGCCGTCATCTGCGTGTTTGTATCCGCACGCAGGATGGAACGGTCATTGAACTTGTAGTATTTGTTCTCATCCAGTTCCGCCGGCGTGATCACCTTGCTGTTGATCTCCTGCTCATACTGGATGATCCGGTACATGAGTGTATCCACAAGGAAATCCAGCTGCTGCATCTCTGAACTGCTGTAACTGGATTTCTCATAGTCGTTGATCTGGTTGGGCTTGATGCCGAAGGCCGCCGCGATCTGCAGGGCACTGTACTTGCGCAGCTCATAGAACTGGCTGTCCGCCATGGACATATTGAGGGGCTGCAGGGTCAGGCCCTGGGGGATCGGTACCACCTTGCCGGCATTCTGCGGGGATGTCAGCTGGTCCGCGAACTTCGCTTTCAGCTTTTTGACACGCGCATCGTCAAGATCGGTCGAGTACTGCATGACCATGGCTGCCGTGACGCCCTGCTCGGACATCTTGTTCTGGGCCTCCTGCTGGGCCGAAGCGCCTCCGATGGTGTCCCGGAGGATGCTCCGGACCGACTCCCCGGTGATCCCGTTCTTGGAATACCAGGTCTTGAAGTGCAGGACCTCTTCCGCCCGGAACATGTAGGACTGGCCGGACTTCGGGTCCGTGTACTGGTACCACAGCTTCCCGACTCCGCCGAAGATCCCGGCATCGTCCATCCAGACGGTCACGTTCTCCGGAGCCATCGGGTACATACCGATGACCTCGAAGCCGCCGCCGAAGGTCTCCGGCCGGTAGGCTGTCTGCATCCAGATATAGCCGTTGCCGTAGTGCTGGCAGTTGAACTCCGTGGTCGTCCAGAGCGTTGCCGGCGTCATGTAGGGATTGGGCCGGACCGTCATCAGACGCCCCGCATTGGTCAGCGGGGGGCGGACCTTCCCGCGGTCCTCAGTTTCCTGGTAGTACTTGAGCGGCATTTTGCCGATGGCTTCCGACAGCTTTTTCAGACAGGTGAAGTAAGTCACCTCTGAAAGCGCTTCCTTGGCTGAACCGATGCCCAGCCAGTTCATCAGCTGTTCGGCGCCGTCTCCGTAGAACATGGACTCACTGTTTCTGGTAGGTGCCCGCTTTTCTTTCTCTTTGCCCTTCTTGGCCTTCTTGCCTTTCTTTCCCATCTGTCTATATCTCCATTTCGAGGAAGCGGTCGATGTCTGCCAGCTTGCCTCCGGTGAATGTGTGATACATGGCCAGCTTATATGCTGCCAGTGTGGCGTCAACAGGGTCGATACGCTGAATGGTCGCGTCCTTGTCGATTTTGATCAGGCCCTGGCTCTGACGGATCACGGCATTGGACATGGCGAAGTTCAGCAACGGATTGTAGGTGTAGATGATGTTCCCGCAGTAGACCTGCTCCCTAAAGCCCTGTGTGGACTCGTTCAGGGACTTGTGGCTCTGGTAGACTTCCTCGACGTCGTAGCCCTCTGCCGACAGATCCATCATGATCTTTGACGCATTCGCCGGGTCAAAGCACAGGCACTGGATCTCCCACTGCATCAGCTTGCAGGTGTTGATCGCGTACTGCATGACATAGGACTGGTCCACGATCGGCGTGTCCGTGACAGACAAAAAGCCCAGTCTCTCACACATCTCATAGTCGAAATGGTCCCGCCGGGTGCGCTCCACAAGCTTCTCCCTGTTGGGGATGAAGCTGTGCGTACTGAGGATGTACTTCACGACCGGTTCCCCGTTGTGGTCCAGTTCCTCCGTCTGGAAGGGGATGACGAAGGACACGGAGGTCAAGTCGATCTTGGAGGACATATCGAAGCCGACATAGACCTGCATGCCTCTGGTGTCGACCGGGATCTCCCGGACCTCGCAGGCCTTCCATTTGGCCATGTCCATGTAGCCGGACTCCCTGGCCTGCACCCAGACATCCATCATCTTGGTGAGGAATGCAGTCATCTTCTCCGGGACTTCCCTGGCGATCTTGTAGGCGTCCCGGATCTTGGTCCGGCCGTCCTCATAGGACATGCGGATCGGGTTGGCCTTATGCCACAGGTCCTCATTGTCCAGGTTATCGAGGTTTTCGTAATCCTCCGGATCCAGCTCCATGATGTCTACCAGATAGGAATCATCCTCCATATCGACGTTAGGGTCGATGATCTTGGAGCACAGCTTATACTCCTGCGTGTAGGCCGGATAGGTCAGGTTCCTGCCGGCTGTCGTAATGATCATCAGGAGCGGTTCCTGGGCGTTCGCGCCCATGTACAGGTCGTAGAAATCCGTGTTCGGATGCTCATGGTATTCATCCAGGACCAGGCCCGCAGGGTTCGTGCCGTCACCGTTCTGTCCGTCATCCTTGGACAGGGCCCTGATGTAGCTTCCGGTCTTCTTGTGGCTGATCTCGGTGCGGGTGATATGGAAGCGGCGCCGGAGCGGAGACCCGGAAAGCATGTACTTGGCTTCGTCGAAGACGATCTTGCTCTGCTGCTTCTTTACGCCGGCTGTGTAATACTCATAGATCTCACCATGGCGGGATGCCTCGACGGAGATCTCAAACAGGGCAATGCCCGCTTCATCCTGTGACTTGGCGTTCTTTCTGGCCACCTCCGTGAATGTCTTGGTGAAACGCTTGCGGCCGTCCGCCTTCCTGCGCCATCCGTACAGCTGGCAGTGCCGGAATTTCTGCCAGGTCGTCAGCCTGATTGGCTGCCCGGCCAGGATGCCGGTGCGGTGGCGGAGCATGGAGAACCAGACCACGATCTCGTTGGCGCGTTCCTCGTTCCATGTGTACGGAAATTCTGAGTCCGTCCGCATGTGTTCCACATCCCGCAGGAATCTCTCACATGCCCACTTATGTTTCCTGCAGCTGATGATCTCTCCGGAGACGCAGTCCTGCGCATATTGGATCAGCTCCTCCAGGATCGTCATCGTCAGATACCTCCGAACATGGCCGTGATCTGCTCATCCTCTGCGTCGACCTTGGTGCTGGCCCTCTGCAGCCGGGACGAAGCGTCCATGCCGATCAGTCTGCCGTAGCGTCTGCACTCGGCCCTGGCGTCCTTCAGCCGGCGGCGCCACAGTTCCTGATAGTCGTCATCGGTCTTGTTGCGCTTCAGCCTCCGCTGGGCCTCCATGGTCTCGCTCCAGGCATTGCAGTACATGATCACATTGTCCCGGTCCAGGTTGCAGGTCGTCTCCTCCCGGAGGATGTCCGGCAGGATCCTGTCCCATGTTTCACGGGCTGTTTTGTCGCGGAGCTCAGACGGCATTTCTTCCAGCAGGTCACGGGGCATGCCCATGAGCTGCGCCTCCTCCGCCTCCTTCCGGATCCGCCGCTGTTCGGTCAAATCTCCAGTGCTGTTTTTCAACAATTTTCTCGGTCTGGCCATTTTTCTCAAAAAATCCGGCTGAGAGCCAATAAAAACAAGGCTTCCGGATTGAATCGTCGCACAATTCAGCTGAATTGCATAAAAATTAGGTACTCTTTCCAATCCCATGGAAAAACGTTTTTACAAATTCGCGTAAGGAAAAGGACTGGCGCGGTCTGGGGCCGGTCTCGAAAACTTTTCAGATACCCCCCTGGGTGTTCAGATCGCGAAATTTTTGGAGCATTGCAGAGAGTTTTTTGATCATTTTGCGCTTGTCTCGTCTGTATTCCTGTTCGATGCGCGAGTGCGTCGAGGTCGAGAGCGACATGAGGTTGGTTGGATCACATCGAAGGGACCAGTCATCTCTGAGAGGGATGACATGGTGCACTGTATCTGCTGCTATTATCTTTCCGGTGGTCATGTATTCATACACGTCCATCCCGTCAAGGTCGAGCACTCTCTGCTTTGTTCTCCTCCAATCTTCGGAGTCATAGAACCCCTTGCTCCTGCTGTCCCGGTGCATATCATATTCCCGGTGTCTGTATGTTCCGCAGGAACATTTAGTTCCGGCCGGGGTCCTTTTCCCGCACCGGCTGCACCTGACATAGATCGGCATTTCGTCTTCCCTTTTGCCTACACAAAAGGGGACAGCCGTGTGCGCTGTCCCCTCTGTTCACTGTTGTGAGCGTTCCTGTATGAACTTTTCCATGAGCTCCGCTATCTTTGCCGACTGGCTCACGCCCTGTGCAGGCTTCCTTGCGTCTGCCCTGATGCGGACACTATCATCTTATCAGCCGTTATAGTATCATGCAGTACCATGTTTCACTCATGTCGTCTCGCATCCGGCGGGAAGCGTGATCCTGTCCAGTGCTCTTGTGTGCACCCGGAATGTCTGTGCTCTTTCGTAGCTCATCGCCGCAGCCACATCCTCCCATTTGAGGTAGTCCAGATACCGGAGCTCTAACAGCCTCTGTTCCTGCCTGATCTTTCTTCGTGTCCTCTCGTCCGGTTCTTTTCTTTCCTTCACGGCCAGAGCCCTGATGCAGTTCTGCACATCCCTTCTGGCTTTCTTCTCCTTCTGTGCAGCCCTCTTATAACTCCGCAGTTCCCTGTCGATCCTGGCGGCATAGTCAGACAGATCTGTCTTTGTGTTCCTGCTTCTGGGCATATCCGCGTCCTCGTAGCTGATCCCTTTTACACCTGTCATCCTTTCCCGCAATATGGAGATATACCCATCGATCGAAACGCGCTCATCGTGTGCGTCCATCGCCCTGCTGAGATAGTCTATCTTTTCCTGCCTTCCAGTTTTCTGCATTCTCCTTTTCCCCGCTAAATGTATGACCTTCCGGTCAGCCGTATAAACTCCTGTCGCGTGTGGCTTTTTTCATACACCTGCTGCATCTGCCTCTGCAGTTTAAGGCACACTGCATGATTCATGTGCACGGCATCCCTGCCGGCTGTATGATGCTCCGGGCACAGCCAGACATAAAATCCCTCTGCCTCGCTGAGTCTGCGGAGTGGGCCCATGAATACGTGATGCTTGTGGAGCGTCCCCTCTGCATGTTCGCTGTAATCATGCCGGAGCTGCATGCACAGCCAGCACCGCCGCCTGTCGCGGTCAGCCTGCAGGATGCTGTGTGCCGCGTGCCTGCGGGGCTTTTTCTTCGCGGGACGCTTTGGGAAAGCCAGCTCCCGCAGCGGGCCGGAGGTATCCGTGTGCTCGTGAGATGTGGCAGGCCGGTTCATGCCCACACCTCCAAAAGGCTTGCCGGGTCCGCCGTACCCGGCTCATAGCGCCGCATGCCGAGTGTGTCCCGAATATAGGCCTGCACCGCCCGTTCGGCTTCCGCAGTCGTGCAGGTGACATCGATTTGATCTGTCAACCATTCCCGCGCCCTGTCGATGAAGCTGAAGTACCTGGACTTCTCCAGTCTGGGGCATTGTCCTTTGTCATGGACAATGATCCACGACTCCCTGTGAGCGACGAAATCTACCTTGGCGCCATTCAGTGCCGTGCAGATTTCTTCGCCGATTTTCTTGACGAATTCTCTGCTGATTTCTTCCTGCATCTTTTCTTCTCCATCGCCTGTATCTTCCGTTTCGACATCCTGTGTTCTCTCCTGATCGGCTTAAGCCTTCGCAGCGTGTATGTCCGGAAGGGATACCCATCCGCATTCTCGCCGCTGTACTCGCTGTTTTTATCGAGATACCACCCTTTCGGGACTCGCGGCCTGTCTGTCATTGCGTGGCCTGTGATGATCAAGTCCTCACCCTCAACCTTCTTGATGTTGCGCGAGTGGCTCCAGGACGACTCGGTGACCCTGTCGCAGGTGATCGGCCCCTTTGAGATGTACTCGCCGATGTCCTTGCCCTGGTCCCTGAGGTCCTGCATGTACTGTACAAACACTCCGCCGAACTGTCTCCAATAGTCCTTGATCAGAAACTCCGCTCCCTCGATCCGGTTCACGATCACATGGATGTGCCAGCCGTTCTTCTTTCCCACCTCAATATTGCGCATCCAGAAAAGTTCGTAGTACCTCTTGCGATACTCCTTCCGGATGTAGTTAGCGAAGTCCCTGAATATCTTCTTTGCCTCCTGCATTCCTTCCGGTCTCAGTTCCTTCCGGAATGTCAGTGTCATGACCAGGTCGTCCTCGTTGAAGTACTCCTCCACCATCCTGCCCGCTTCTCTCTGTTTCCTTCTCTGGTTGTTCTTCAGGATCCGTTCACTCGAAGGTTTTTCTTTCGGCCGCCGCTGCCGTTCCTTGCCCGGGCATTTTGCTGAATTAAACTCACACACCTCTATGCTGTTCCTCATTCTGTACTTCCTTCGGATGTGCATTTCAGCCTCCTCTGTGCCTAAGTTTAATCAGCTTATGGACTGGTAAAAACGCGGCGCTGCGCGTTGGTCGGTGGTAAAAGATATCCAGGCACCTATGTGCCTGGGTTCCTGTTTCTACTTATTAGATTGTTTCTTTTATATATTTCGACGGTTCTGCTCCATGATTCCCTGCACCGTTTTGAGTTCATTCGCGATAAAGTTCAGCTGCAGAGCCTGCTCGGACATCCTGCTCCATGCACTTTCCGTGAAGCTTTTCTCGATCTCTTCCAGTTTTCCCCTGGCGGATGCCATGAGGCCATAGTACTTTTCCTTTCTTCTCTTCTCTTCCGGAGACAGTTCCTCCTCTGGCGGCGCCTCGGGTTCCGGCATGATTTGCGCCGGCGCAATTGTCTCTGCCGGCTCTTCAACGGTTTCTTCCGGCAGATCTCCCTCTCCGGATCCCTCTGCCGGGGCGCCCTCCATCTCCATGGGCTCCGGCGCCGCTCCCTCTGCCGATTCCTGTCCCTCTGCCTCTTCCGGTTTTTCTTTCGGCTCATCCCGTACAGCTTCCCGTTCAGATTGGGCATTTTCCGTATCAGGCCGGGCATTTTCTTCCGGTTCCGGTCCTTCCGGCTCCGGCGCCGTCTCTGCCGGCAGCTCCTGTCCGTCCTCCAGTGACATGCCCTCAAAGTAACTGGAGTAGGTGTCCGGGCTCGCAAATGCTCCAAAGATGCCGTCAATCAGGTCCCTGAACTCTTCCCAGCTGTATGAGGCTGTATCCCCGCCGAACTTCTTTGTCTTCACACAGTCCGTGTAGAAGAACAGCATGTACATGCCTTTGCGGTATACTTTGTTCCCGGATGGGTTCAGGATCTCCTGTACAGGTGTCCCCCTGCCGTTATAGATCTCATTGAGCTCGTCCCTGTTCTCACGAAAATAGTTCTCGATCAGGTCTTTGAGATCATCCGCGACGCCTTTCTCCGGCTCCTGCCGGTTGAACTGCTTCAGCTCCCGGACGTCCTGCCGGGATGTCTGCGGCGTCACCAGGTCGAGATCCTGATCAGGTAAGCCTAGCATTTCTCCCATGATGCTCTGGCGGAACCCAATGTATTTGGGATCCAGTCTTTCCGAGTAACCGTCAATGGAGAACTTCTCGTTTATAGCCATGAACCTGCTGACCGTCGAGGCGCTCAGGCCATATTCCGCTTTTGCGAATTCCGCGACGCTCTTATAGCCGTCCTGTTCATACCCTCTGCTGTCCTCGATCCGGCGCAGGCAGTAGCCCACGCGGATGAATCCCGTCTTGAGGTTGCTGAGTTCCCTCTCCAATGACTGCTTCATCTCCAGCCAGTCATTCAGTGTCATCTGCACGTAGTTCATATTCCGCTCCTCTTATACCACTTCAATGAGATCCTCCTCGAGAACGTCGACCAGGAGCCTGCCGGCCAGCGCCCCGCGCCAGACCTTCTCCTGCTTGTCTCGCAGCTCCTGGTATTCCCGGATCCTCGTCTGCCGGCTGATCTCGGCCAGCTGTTTGTCTTCGTCGCTGATCCGGTCCCTGACCACCCTCTGCCACTCATGGATAAACGGCGTGTACTCCTTCACGTCCGCCTTGTTCTGGTTGTTGCCGGTCGTCCTCTGCTGGCGGATCGTTCCGCCCGGCTCGATCTCGAGGGTGTAGTACGGGACATCCTTCCGGTCTCTCCTGCGCAGAAAGACCAGATAGGTGATGTGGTTCTGGATCCTGTCAAAATACCTGTCCGTGGAATCTATGCAGTGGCCCAGGGCCCTGCCCTCATGGATGATGTCCACGATATCCGCAGGAACAACAATGCTGAACTGGTCTCCGTCATAGCTGTACTTGTCCCGGATGGAGTGCAGGATCTTCTCGACGTCCGGGAAGCGGCTCAGGATCCCCTCTGCCTTTGCCCTCAGTTCCACCTGCTGCGCGTTCCTTACGCAGGCGTCGTGCGCCTTCTTCAGGTCCTTCGGCTTGTAAAACAGTGCGTGAGAGAGGTTAAGCTTCTGCTTCCTGGCCATATCCAGGTAATCCACCCAGTCACTGATCACCTGCCGGCGGGATATCTTCTGCAGCTTCGCCTGTTTCCTGAGGTAGTTGAGAAAGACATCCGGTGACCGCACATAGGACAGGATCTTCCACACATCCGGGTCATTGCAGTGTATGCCGTGCCTGTCCGCTTCGATCAGGTTCGTCTGTGAGATCTTTCTCCCAATGGTCTGCTCATATTGCAGCCAGCCCAGGACCGTCATCCCTCCGTTCATCTGGCGGAGGCGGTTCACCCTGTCAGCAGTGAGACGAAAGGCTTCCTGCGGGTTCCCGCCTGTAATGTCTACTTTGTAGTCGGATCCACAGTAGGAATAGTGACCGCCGATCATCTCCGCAGCCAGCCTGTAAAACCCGCCCTTGATGATGTACTCCATGCAGGCCTCCGCATGCCAGTCGATGATCATGTAGTTTACGTTAAACCCGACTCCCTTTCCTGCCAGTATGTCTATGCCGCTGTGGACAAGCTTATCCGGCCAGTGGCTGCGCATCTGCGGGAGCGTCCCCGGGTACAGGTACCCTGTCACCATCCTCCTGCTGTGATGGTTGGCATCCCACCACAGCATATTCCCCCTGCCGTCCGGGCCGTCCTGGTAATAGCATTCGCCCCACGTCTCTCCATCCGGCACGATCACCCTGATCAGCTCGCTGAGCTGCACCTGGCTGATATGCTCCGGAGACCACACGCACGATGCACGGAAGTATCTTTCAATCCACCTTTTTCCTGTCCTGCAGGGCTGCAGCAGGTACAGGGATTTCTCCGCGCCCTTTTCCTCTTTTTTGTAGGTGGCCCTGACGGTCCTGCCGCACTTCGGGCAGGCCTTCATGCCGATCCCCACAGCTTTCTTCCTGTTCCATTCGGCGCCGCAGGCTGTGCACTTCATCCGCGTCATCTTCCGGCATTTTTTCTGGAAAAGGTGCCTCTGCCCGAAGACGTCCTCATGGATCCACCTGTAAAAGTCCTCCGGGACAGGCGGGACCGCCTCTGCCATCAGTGCATTGATCCTGATCTGTTTGTTATTCAGCTGCTTATACCTCCTGGCGCTCTGCAGACTGGATTCCCAGTACTGCACGTCTTCTCCCAGATAACCGCGCACGCACTCCCTGTCCTCGTCAGTGTCGTACTCCCACCGCTCATAATCCGCATAGTAGTTGGTCTCTGTATAGTTCGGCCGCATGCCGGCTGCTACATTCGCCACATTCTGCATGCAAAGCTGTTTCCACTCTCCAGTCCGCAGGATCAGGCACCTGTGGGACTCCGCGTACTTGTCTGCGAAGTACCGGGCTTTCAGCTCCCCGCTGCGGTATATGTCGATGTTCAGGATAGTGTAATCCTGATTGGAGTCGGCATAGAGCAGCTGGGCCTTCGCAATCGTATAGGCGATTCTCGGATTGCCATACCAACCGTCCCGGAGCCGTATAGCATCGTTCTCAGGCGGCGGACAGGGCTCTGACTGCAGGACATATCTTTTACGCATCCCGCTCCACCTCCTCCCCGAAGACGTTGTACCAGGTTCCTGCCTTGTGGGCGGGTGTGCCGACGGTAAACACATTTCCCGCATAGATAGATCCAGTCAGAGGATTCTCCTTCAGGAGGCCGATCACATCACCTTCTCCCCCTCTGCCGGCAGGCTCCTCACAGCGGACGATCACGAAGTGATTTCCCCCTGCCTCCGCCGGTCCGCGTCTCACCTGGCTGTTTATCCTGGCCTTTGGATGGAGGATCATGTACTGACACGCTTCTGCCACGAACTCCTCGAGGCTGAGCCTTTTCAGGAGCCGGATCCGCGTGCAGGATATCTTTGAGTCGCGATTATCTTCATCGATGTCCCCGCCGACCGCTACGATCCAGCACTGGGAGCTGTCCCAGTCCGGATAGTAGCTCAGGCAGTCCAACGGGTTCTTTGCGCAGTGGAAGCCGTTTTTCGCACAGTTGGCCTCCTGCTCCTCCAGCCATACGCCGGGCTGATACTGATAGGTGCCCTTTCCTTTGGTGCAGGTGAGGTCTTTGTTTAACATCTTGTAGGCAAGTTCCATATCACACCTCCTGCAGGTAGTAGTCGCGGATCAGCTGGCGCGCCGTGCTCATATTGGGGATGCCGATCGATGTGTACTGCAGATACCTCGGTTCCATCCCGTACTTTTTCAGGTTTATGCCCCGGTCTTTGATCAGTCCCTCTGCCGACTTCAGGACGCCCTTGTCCACTTTCTTCTGGTTCATCAGGGACCACAGAAGGATCTCCCCGAGGCAGTCCTTCAGGTTCCGGCCTTTGCGGCGGACAGCCTCCGCCATCTCCTCGCTCTCCATGCACTGGGCCTGGATGTAATTGAGCCAGTCCTCCATGACGCCCACCATGACGATGTCCTGTTCCTCCACATCCAGCTTTCCGACCGCTGCCGTGAGCGGGTCACAGAGCTCCGGCAGGTCACCTTCGCAGTAGGCCTGCACATACTCCGAAGGAATAATGCCGTTCTCCGCTGCCAGCTCCTTGATCCCGTCAAAATCCCCGGCATTGAAGAGTTCTTCTGCTTTGCGGTTGATCTCCTGTGCGGAGTCAAATTCTCCGAATCTGTCAAACATATTGTTCCCCTTTCCCTTCCTTGCTGTTTCTACAGGTAAGAGCGCCCGATCAGGCGCATGAACTCCTCCCGGGTATGCTCCTCCTCGTACTTTCTCTGGGCTTCCCTCTGTGAGTAAGCATATCTGCTCCTAAAATATGTTGTGTATTTTTGTGTATTTCTATTGACACGTTACACACTTTTGTGTATAATATAATCATCAAGGAGGTAAGCAATGAGTCCATTAAGAACAGCAATTAAAAAACTCAAAGAAGCCGGCTATGAACTCAAGCGTCACGGGAAACATGACCAGTACTACAACCCAAAACTGAAAAAACTGATTTCCCTGAAGATGCACGACTTCAACGACAATGATCTCAAGTATATTCTCAAAGAGATCAGACAAAACGAGAAAAGCCAGGGCTAAGGCCCTGGCTCCTTGAAAGGAGGGCCTTATGAAATACATGTACACCGCCGTCTTTACTCCCATCGAAGATGGATCCGGGTATTACTGCCGGATTCCGGATCTTCCAGGTTGCCTCTCTTCTGGAAAGACCATCGACGAAGCTGTCGACATGATCACCGATGCCGCCAGCGGATGGCTTTGCGTTGCCGAGGATGAGAATCTTCCCATTGCCGAGTCGTCTCCGCAAGCTAATATTGCCCATGATCCGGACGATATCCTGTCCCTGATCCAGGTTGACACTATCGCCTATCGTGCTGCCACTGACACACGGGCCGTCAGGAAGAACGTTTCCCTTCCTGCTTGGATGGTGACTCTCGCCGATAAGAAAGGCATTAACTGCTCTCAGGTCCTGCAGGAAGGACTTCTTGCAAAGTTCGGCGCTTAACTCCTTGATGCCGCGGCGGTCATTTGGCCGCCGCTTTTTCTATCACTGGATCCAGTATTCTTGCGGCACTTCCATCAGCATGCTGTCGAGCGCGTTGATTTCTTTGCCCCAGTCATACTTAAATCCGCGACTCTCTTCGTTCGCCTTTTCATACTGCTCTTCAATTGAGCGGAAGAGCTGCATAAGCTTCACGTTTTCGCCTTTGATGACATCAAAAGCGGTCTTCAGACAGTCGTATCGATACTTGAGGGATACGTACTGCGTTATGACATTCAGCGTCTGCCCGCAGGCCTCCAAAAGTTCCTTCTTTGTCAGGCGGCACACTCGTTTTTCCGCCCCATCTTCTGCCATGTCGTACTGATAGGGATTGATCCCAAAGTAATCGCCCTCGTACTCGTCGAAGCCCAGATACCCGCCGTAGTCTCGCTGACGCATTGCGGGGATTAGTTCGTCGAAACATTCAGGCACCCACTGTTCCTGCAGATCTTCTTGAAACTGCAGAATCCCCGCTTCAAGATCTGAGAAGGCCATCTTAAACTCGTAGGCCTCATCTTCATCGCCGTCCATGTTGGCGATCATCGTCTCCTCATCCGTGCTACTTACGTACCACTGGATGTCGTAGCATGTCTCCTGCATCTCATCGAGATCCTGCTGGATCTGCCAGAGGTTTAGGTCTTTTGCGATTGGCTTCTTGTATCTGAGTGCTTTTGCCCGTTCCGCTCTTTTGTTTTCTGACATCATTACGCTTTCATCTCTCTGACCTGGATCCAGATCCCGGAGGCCGTCCCCCCGAAGCGGATCCCTCTTACCCAGCGCTTCTCCACCAGCTCGCTGCAGACCTGCGCGTCGTCCTCCCAGAATCCCACAGCTGTCATGCAGTCCTTAAGGAGCTTCTGCATCTGCTCAAAAGAGTCCTCCTTCCGGGCGGCCAGCTCCGGCACCGCCCTGTTGTGTATGGTCTCTGCTTCACATCCCCTCAGACTTTTTCTGTGGACTTGGGTCTGGAGCTGTTGAGAGCAGGGCGGACAGCCCGGCCGCCCTGCGGGTTGATGTGTCGTGATGTAACCTATATGTAACCGTGCGCAGGGCATATAGTGAATGTGTAAACACTTTATGTTGCGTCCGGGCTGTTTGCGAGTTCCTTTTCCAGGGTGTCGAAGTCATAAGCATTGTTTGCTACTCCCTGTGTGAACTGGTTTGGCCTGGTTGCCGGAGGAGCCTCTGTCTCCTGCGTCTCTTCGTCTTCATCGATGCGGTTGATCCAGTTCGCCATGCATTTCTTCCAGTCCTTCACGGGACGCCCGTCTTTGAAGCGCCACTTCCCGTCCGGTGCGTAGTATCTGATAAAGCGCCGGGCGATTCCTTCCGGCTTCTGGTGTGCCACCTTCTCATATCCGTTTTCCAGAATATGTTTTATGACATCATCCATGGTCGGCGGGACAAACGGCTTCGGTTCCCTCTTCTTTGCCTTCTTCGTGGTCCCTGCCGCTTTCTGTTTCTTGCCGGCCTCTTTCGCCATAGCCTCCTGCTGCAGGGCTCTCCACTCCTCCAGCCGGCGGTCCGTCTCTTCGAGGCGTTCCTGCAGGATCCGGACCGCCTCTGCCATAGAGTTGTCCGGTTTCCGGCCAGTTCCGCTTTCTTCCCACGCCTTTCTGATCCGTGAGACGGCGCCCTGCATCTCCGATTCTGCATCGTAGAGCCCTATGACCGGCTTATCCCGCCCCCGCAGGCTTATACTCACGGCGTAGCCCTTTGGTTTGTCTTTCTCTTTCCCATACGGGCCGCTCTGTATAAGCACGATATCCTCTTCTTTAAAGAGCTGTCCCGGAATGATGTCTATCATCTGACCCCTCGATTCTCTTCACTTCTTCCAGAGTAAAGCCGTAGAACCGCACTAAGGCGTCCCGCAGGCCGTTTACGCGGCCAATCCTGTGTACCTGTGTGCTCGTGTCGCAAGGCTTCTCCCTGTCTGCCAGAGCTTTTCTGTAGATGTCGGCCATTTCCCGCTTTGTCGGTTCCGGCGGCAAATAGTTGCTGCAGGCCCTTCCATCGGATCCGCCAGGGCACGCCTCCCGCTGATAGCAGGACGGACACATGCCACAGGCGTACCTTTTGGGCTTTCTGTGCTGTTCCAGGCGCTGCTGCAGCTCTTCACTCCATTTCATCGTCCTGGTCCTCTTCGTCGAACAGGGACATCTGCCCGCCGTATTTCGAGCATACCGGATTTCCGTCCGGATCCAGCCGGACTTCCACGCCCCTCATCTTCGCCTCACCGTTGATCAGTGTGCCCTGAGATACAGACGTTTTGACCTTATGCGCGAAAACCGGCGTCTTGGCCATGCGCAGGATCCCGTGCGTCCCCGATATCTCCTCTTCGACCAGGGTGATTTCAAGTGTGCATGTCACTTTCCCAAAGTCCACGCCGTTTTTAAGCATGCGCTTTAAGGCGTCGTTGATTCCTTCGTCGAAGTCTTCACGCATCCGAAAGAAGATCGGATTCCCGGTATTTATATATTTCGGTACCATTTTCATTCCTCATGTGCTACACTGTATACGTCTCAAGCATCGGGACGGCGCTTCACGGCTCTGCCGCAGGCGCCGTCTTTTTATGTCTATGCCCTTTCCAACCTCGTCTCTTCCAGGTCGATATGCCCTTTTCTGTGCGGCATCGGCGGCGCTTTTACCTCAGGAACATTTGATCCCCGCTTTTTTGATTTCCTCTCCCTTGCCTTCGCCTCGATCAGCTGCATATAGAGATCTACCAGCTGGAGGCAGAGCATGACCAGAACCCCTCCCAAAAATATGACTGAGAACATTACATTCCCCCTTTCCCTTTCATCATGTTGTATGCGGCAAGGCGCTTCCTTCTGCCCGCGCTGCCTTTCTCAGACTGTTTCACGGCCTCCGGGCCGAGCTTCTCCCTTGCCGCCGCCCTGTCGTGTTCCCAGCTCCGGAACCTTCCGCATTCTGCGTGGCAGACCGCTGTCCTGTCCGGGCACCTTCTGCACGGAGCCGGGTTCTCGTTCATCCACTGTGTCATCTGTGCGTCAAATCTTTCCACTTGCTTCCTTTCTGGCCCGTCTGCAGATCCTTCTGTACTCGGCTTTTCCCATCTTTGCAATTCTCTGGTCCTTGTCCTCAATGATCTTCTGCCAGTCTTCCCTGAAATCCCGGCATAGCGTGCCCCTCCAGCCTTCCGGACATGGCTGCAGGCAGTGCTCACATGTCAGTCCCTCTATCATGGCTGCTTCTCCTTGTCTGCGGCTTTTCGCCGCCTCATGCTGTACTTTATAGGGACGCGCTTCTTTGGCTTTCTCGCTTCCTGTGCTTCCGGCGTTATCTCGTACTCATATGCGATCTGCGGTTTCTCCGGCTTCAGGTGCAAAGGGCGTGTAAGCGGATGCGGCGGCACAGGCAGCCTGTTCGCCGGAATACGCATTTTCGCCCTCGCGGGCTTGTCCGGCTCTTTTTCGATCGGGCCCGTCCATCCGCCCGGCTTCAGGTAGCATGTCCGGGTCGGCGTCTCGATG